TCGAATTGAATAAGGATTTTTATTTAGACAGAGGGTCTCAAATAGATAACCCTCTAGACCAAGATATTTATAATAATAATCAATTTTGGATAACATTTGATTGGCCAATTAAAGTGCGTTTATTTACAGTTAAAAAAGGAGATTTTGTTTTTATAAATAAAATCGAGAGAATATTGTATTATATAATTATATTTTTGTTAGTTATAGGTTTCATATCATATGGTGGAGAGATACACGATACTGTAAGTCGTTCAAAAAATCTCACTTGGATAGATGTGTTTTCTGATACGAATATTTGTAAATTAAAAGACAGAAAAGGATTTTGGCATTATTTTAAAGTTGGTCTCGGATTAAAAATATAATTTATAAAATTGTTATACAGTTATAAATTATAAATTATATAAATTAAAAGAAAATTCCCTTGCGTTTTATTGTTTTTGTTCTTCTTTTCTTCTTTTTATTGCTTCTGGTTTTTCTAGGGTTTCCGGTTTTACTGTTACTATCATCTTCATTCTTAGTATCTAATGGCCTGTAACGCAAAAACCATTCTTCATACTCTGGGTCATCTTTCTTACCTTTTAATTCTGTGTATTTTTCCGCCTTTTCAGCTCTCATTTCTTCCACTGTTTCTTGATGACCCATACAGTTAATACTAAAACGCTTTAATAACCCTTTCTGAGCTAATCTATTTTTTTCCTGCACCTCAAATAAATAATTAGACATACATAATATTCGGTCCTTATCATAATACGGTCTATTAGAGTATAAAAACGCTAACCAAAAACTAAGCATTGTATCAATAGTCGCAACCTTAACATCATAACCTCCTTCTTTAACAATATTATAACTATGACACGCTAAAGGTTGATATATAAAAGCAATTGTATCATTACCTACCCTAATTTCATAATGAGGAGCTATAATTTCACCAACACCTGGTCTTTTAATTATCTTAACATTTTTAACATCAATATCTACTAATCGTTCTTTAACAATTTGCGCAGTAAGCATCGGCTCTTCTGAGAGAACATCAAAATCTGGTATTTTTTGTAGTTTATGTTGTAAATTTTTAGGCATATAATGCGAATACATCGATAACGCATATCCACCAAAAAATACAACTCCTTGGTCAATTAAAGTATGTTGAACATTATCATATATTTTGTTAGCCTGTTCTTCATCTGCCATTTGTCTTTGAAAATCAATTGTAGCACATTGTTTTCCAGTAAGAGGATAATGTTTGTTTAAAAGAGTTAAACGTTTTAAAACTTTCTCCCATCTTGACACATCTCCGGCTGGACGTGATAATTCTAAATACATTCCCATACGAAGTAGATTTGGAGGTGCATAAAAAATACCTCCGACCTTAATCGCCTCCTTTTTAATGGCAACAAACAATTCTTTTGGGACAAATGTAATATCTGCTACAGGAATAAAATTAACATATACTTTAAAGGTTCCGTGATGTTGTCCTGATTTAGCTTCAACTTCTTGAAACCCATCTTTGATATAAATATCGACTAGCTCTTTAGCATCATTTAACGCATTTGAACTGTAAAAATCATAATCAGGAATTTCAATATCTGTATTATAGAATTGGTCTTGTTTTGGTAATATGTTATTAATAGCGGTTCCTCCGTAACAAATTAGTGATTTTTTTCTTAAAAAATTTTCCACAATACCAATTATGCGTTTAACTTCAGATGAATTAGCTGATTTTCTCCCTTGAATCTCTTCGGCTTTATCAATTGCAGTTCTTAAAATGGCTAATTCGCAGTCACTAAATGTTAACCCTTTACAGAGATTATCTTTTTTAGTCATTTATATATTACTATTATAATTAAATCTCAAATTTATAGAAATCCGACTGTACTGTTCTAGTAGCATATGATAATTCTGGATTTTGTGGTGGCGGTAGTTCAATCGTAACAGGAACATAACGCAACTTCTCAGGTTTAAGAACAAATGCATATCCGTTTTCATCAAAGAATATGTCATTTTCTTCAATGTTAGTATCTATTTTTTGATATCGCATTCCTAAAAGTTGACATCCAGTTTCTCGCATAACTACAGAACTAGGATTTTCAGGATTAGCCCCTTTATCTGGCATTCCAATTGTCATATTCTGCTTATTAAATTCAATAAGCTCATTCATATCTGGACTGTATTTAATGTCATAATAATGAAGTGCTCTCATAAAAACAGAATTACTTGTCATATTAATAAACTTATAAAATTCAGGACATTCTAGGAAAGCAGTATTGCTCCTGTCTACAATTATCACTACTTTGCCCATTAACTTTTTCAACTCTACATTTCCAAAGTTTTGTCCATAATATTCAGAATCATAATCTTTACTCATTAAAATGGAATCGTAATTTTCTAAAAGTTTAGCGAAATTTTGATACATTGTTTGATTAGTGCTTTTAATGCGAAGATGTATAATTATGGGGTCTAATGCGTTTGGGGCAGTAGAAGTAGCGTAAGCATAATCCCGAATAATATTCATAACATCCGAAAAATTAATGTAATTAAAGGTTTCCTTAACATAGTTACTATCACTTGTAGAAGTAGCAACAACTGGCTGATCCCCTATTGAGAAAATCTCAAAATCAAGACCTCTAACACCTTGCTTTAATAAATCTTTCAAAATACAAGTATCAACGTAGTCGTTTTTATAATTTCCACCACTACAACAATTATAAGCAGTCTTAATATAATAATCTTTGAATGTATAATTAAATTGTTCGGAGTTATCAATTGACCTAATTTTTCCGTTTAAGTCGCCATAAACTGCATCCATTGTTGAACATTGTTTGCTTCTTAGTCTGCTATAATAAATATAATATATGATTACAATTAAGATAATAATCAATGTTACTCCAACAATTAAAAATACTGCTGTAGATTCTTTCATTTCTGTAATAGATTTAATAGTATTATTAACAGTGTTACTAATATTTTCTGTAGAACCGTCCATATTATATATATACTTTTAAAAAAAGTATAGCAAAACATAATTCTTTATACTTTTAAAACTCAAATTTTCTGAAATCACGTTATTCTAAAACAATATAAAAATATTGTTTTAAATTTACTATTTATGGAGTGTATACTATATCCAGAGCAATATAAAATTATTTATAATGTGTCATTTCTATCACTTGGGACATCTATATACGCAGTATATAACGGATATTATGACCTATCTGTTGTTCCAGGTGGTGTATTTTTGACGTCTATAAATTATTGGATATACCCAGATTATTCTTGGAGGCGTTATCTAGATATGACTTATGTTAAAATGGCATTTATCTATCAAGTATATAAAGCATACGGGTCTCAATATATGGTTTATTATTATTTACTTATGTTTGTTGCGGTTAGTATGTATCCATTGGGAATTTATTACTATAAAAAACAACTGTTTTGGCATTCTACATATGTGCATTGTATATTACATATAATTGCTAATATTGCTAACCTAGTTTTATATTCTGGACGAATTGCGTAATCTTTGTTTTATGTTATAAAATCGTCGTTTGAAATGTAAAAAGGTGTAAACAATATAGAAAAAAATAATTTACTATCTAAAAATAAAGAATTATTAGAAATAATACATTTATATTATGACGAATAAGGAATTAAAAATATAGTATTATATTATAAAAATATGCCAGGCGGATTAATGCAATTAGTGTCTCAAGGACAACAAAACATTGTCCTTAACGGAAATCCAACAAAATCATTTTTTAAATCGACATATCATCAATACACTAACTTTGGTCTACAGAAATTCAGAGTAGATTATGAAGGTTCTAAAACATTACGTCTTTCAGAAGAATCAACTTTTACGTTTAAAATTCCTCGTTATGCAGACCTTTTAATGGATTGTTATTTGTCTGTAGCGTTACCCAGTATTTGGAGCCCGATTCTACCTCCTCAGCAAGTTACAGAATCAACGACAGCCCAAGGTCTAGGAAATATCGAACAATGGGCCCCATATGAGTTCAGATGGATTGAAAATATAGGAGCAAAGATGATTGCAAAAATCAGTATTACGTGTGGCAATTATACATTACAAGAATACTCTGGTGATTATTTATTGGCATCAGTTCAGCGCGATTATAACGCCATTAAACTAGACTTATTTAAGAGAATGATTGGACAAGTACCTAATATAACTGACCCTGCTAATGCAGATGGACGTGTTAACTCATATCCAAATGCATATTATACTGGAGATTTAGCAGGACCAGAACCATCTATTAGAGGTAGAATTTTGTATATACCTATAAATAATTGGTTCTGTTTAAAGTCTCAAATGGCCTTTCCATTAACGTCTTTACAATATAATGAATTACATATAAATGTAACATTTAGACCTATTAATCAATTATTTCAAATTCGTGACGTATTTGATGCGACAAACAATTATCCTTATATTTGCCCTAATTTTAATACGTGGTATATGCAATTTCACAGATTTTTACAACCACCTCCGGATGTATGTATTGGGATTGATTCTTACACAGACCAAAGAGGATTGTGGAACAGCGATGTTCATTTAAATTGCACTTATGGGTTTTTATCGAACGATGAAGAACGTCTGTTTGCATTACAGGAACAAAAATATCTTATAAAACAAGTTCACGAAAGAATTTTTCCTAACGTTACTGGTCCAAACCGAGTAGAATTAGATTCCTTAGGTATGGTATCTAATTGGCTTTTCTATTTTCAGAGAAGTGATGCGAACTTAAGAAATGAATGGTCAAATTATACTAATTGGCCTTATAATTTTTTACCATTGAATGTTATACAAGCACCCACATCAGGAACCTATACAGTTTATCGCACAATAGGGGGAACTCTGCAACCAATAGAAATTGGTCCTGGTGTAAATCCAGATGGAACGTTAACTAGTATACTAATAAATCAATCTTATAATCCACAAAATGATAAATTAATAATGGTGGCTATGGGTATACTTCTAGACGGGTCTTACAGAGAGAATATTCAACCAGCTGGAGTATTCGATTACATAGAAAAATATACTAGAACAACTGGCAGTGCTCCACCGGGGCTTTACTGTTACAATTTTTCTGTGCATTCAAATAACTCAGATTTGCAACCATCAGGTGCTATAAATATGAGTAGATTTAATCAAATCGAATTAGAATTCACAACAATTATACCTCCTTTAGACCCATTGGCGCAAAGTTTAACTATTTGTGATCCAGAAACAGGTTCTATAATTGGTGTTAATAAACCTACATGGCGAATTTATGATTATAACTTTGATTTACACTTATTTGAAGAACGAATTAACGTTGTTAACTTCATCGGAGGAAATGTAGGATTGATGTATGCTACATAAATGTTTACAAATGTTTATAAGTGCTTTGTTAGTATTATTATGAAGATAATGCAGAATTCGATGCTGGTGGGGTTGTTTGATAAAATTGTCCTGTTGCTGACACTGTCATTGGATATTTTGCCTCATAAAAAGGCATTTTACTCTTTGACGCTAATGGTATCGCATTTGAAATACCCTCACTATATTCATCTGCCGATTCTCTAGTTTTATTATAGAGTTTTAAACCTTCGTTAAATGATTTGGTCCATAAATCTAAACCTTGATATGGAACTTTTAGTTCAGCATCTTTTGCACCTGGATATACTTCTGCAAAATCCGCATTATGATTATTATACCCAGTTGTCAATGGACTATATTGAAGACCTTGTTGTCCTAATTTACCGCCATTGTCATAAGGTGGAACAGCCTCGGTTATACAGGGTTCTTCTGGTTTAGGACCTGGATTGCAACCTTGACAATCTATATCTGAAGTGCATTGCTCTCTAGTTATTGCGCATTGTGCTTGAGGCCCGCAGAAATTCTTACAACTAATGGGGTCATTTATTGGTAAATTAACAGTGTGACTATATAATGGCGAATTAACATCATTATAATTTATCACGGCGTCTTTTGGATATGGTATAATCTTTTCGGAGTATCTCTCAAATTCGGTTAAAGCATTTGTATCTATACCATTGGTTGAAGAATTGTTACCGTTGGTTGAAGAATTGTTACCATTGGTTAAAGCTTCTTTCAAAGAAATTTTATTTAATATCAAACTGCTACCATATTTTATTACTAACCAAAATAGAAATAAACTAACAACAGTATATAATATTGTATATTTATAATTTAACATTATATATATACAATTAATATTATATTTTAATTGTTTTATTTATAAGAATTTAATATATATTTATTATAACTAATGTCTACAACAGAAGATACAAGTACAATTGATGAAAAAAAAACCGAAGATACTGATGTTACGCCGGATTTCAAAGGGTTTATAACTAATTATATATCTAGTATAGTATTTACTATAGGAATAGCTATTTTTTTAATTGGTGGTCTTGGATTATACACCACAAAAGTAGCTCAATCTAATATTCTTCCGGATAATATAGAATTAGCACCATATACCGTTTTTGATAGAGTGGTTAAAGAAATGCCTATCGATATGAACATTATGAGACCGACTTTTTGGTCCGAAAGCAAAGACACAGTTTCTCAAAAAG